AGATGGAACCATTTCCAGTTCTTTAACCGCTCAGAAGTATTGGGAGAATCCGGGTAAATATGTCGTCAATTTCACTCTTTATGATTGCTATTCCAATGCGGTGATTTCCACAGAATACAAGATCATCCACATTATCGATTATCTCAAGCACACGTTCACCGTTGATTTTGATAGTCCATCCTATTATGACAATATTTCATGGAAATGCGGGAAGATTAGTGATCCCATCACAATCAAAGCGTATTATCCCCCTACCATTCCAATCACAAGCCTGTTCTATCGTATCAGTGGCAGCAACAGCGATTACTATTTTGATGATGTGAACAAATTTCGTCATTTGGATAAAACCTATTCTTTTCATGAGAAAATTTATAACAATTATCTCTCAAGCTTCCAATATCAGGAAATTGATCGCATTACAACCGAAAACACTTCGGTTTATGCTAAGATATCGGGACTCGATCTGATCAATGCCACGGAAGCAGATAACAATTCATTTTTTGTGGGTGTATCAGGAACCAAGGATATCCATTTCAAGGACGATTCCATCAATCGTATCAACATTGACCTGTTTTTTGATAGAAGTGTGGAATATCTCAACAATCGGAACAATACCAAGATTTCCCTCTCCGCTCTTATTGTGGATAATGATGAAGTGGAGGATTTATCCATCACAAGCAATGGAATGGATGGAGAGTTCTATGAGATTGATTCTTTCAAAATTGATGGTAGAAAAAATTCCAATGTTGATATTCCATTTGTAGTCAAGATTAAGGATTCTGAGAATTTCAGTGTGAAGAACTTTCCTTTACTATCAGCTTCGGATATTACTGTATTGGTATTGTCCAGTGGAGATGTTATGGATTCTTCCTATTATGAATTGGAGGATGTGGGGGCTTACTATGGTGCAGCCAGAGGTAAGGTGAAATTCAACACCAATGATGTTGTTCATTATGTCCAGTTGAGTGCTTCCCTAACCACCACCAACGATCAGGGCAGTGCCTATACCTTGGCGGGGATCACCGATTATTTTGATGTATATCCCAAAAATTATATTTCCATTGAAAAGAGAAATGAGGATTTTGATGCCCAAGAGACATTCAAGGGTCTTCGTTTTCAGGAATTCCTTCTGGATAAGACTATATTGTTCGATGATTTCATGGGATCGGTGTTTGGAACCCTGAGTTCTTCCTATGACACTCTTGGTAAGAAAATCTATGAAAAGATCACCAATTTCGTGGAGAATACCCAAGATGTGGACAGGGGGGAGATTTTTTCCCTGATTTCCCAAATGAAAATGACGGGAGTTGACAATGATGTGTTTGAGTCCAACCTTTTTACATATCCAGAGAAAATCAAGCGTATTCTAGATTTGGGATCAATCAGTAAAAACAAGTTGATTGGATATAATAACAAATTTAAGGAAAATTTTGATATCAAGGGATTTTCTTCCAAGGAAATCTTTGGAACCAATCTGGGAAATGAGATCAATACCAACACCTATATCATATCAGCGGGAACTCCCATTGTCGCTCTGGAAAAGTTCTCTAACCGTTATGTGTTGCTAAACACCGAACAACCCACAGAATCAACTGGTTTGAGTGCTTATATGTTATCGGGATACAACACAAATTGGGGTTGGCCTTTGGTTCTTCCCGATACCTACCAATATTCCGATCTGGAGAAGTATTATCTGTTCTTTGAATATCAAGCAGGGTATGAAAACACCCTTGTTGATAATACAATTGTGTATGATTACACCCTTTATGATAATCTCTCTTCCAAACATGTGTTGAGGGATGAGAATGGTGATCCAATACTCACTGAGACATCCCAACCGATCTTTGAAGAGTTCGATTTTGATTATAATTCGGAAATGATGAACATTTCTCTAAGGGATACCCTATATCAGAGCTTGTCATTGTATCATTCGCCTTAAATAATACCAATGACTCTAGCATCATTAGGTTATCCAAACATTCCCAAGTCCATCACCAATCCAAATGTGGTGGTTCGTGATGCTCTGGATGTGAATACCCCCCTTTCTTTCTTACAATTCATCAAAACGATGGATGTGTCTTTCAATCCATCCAAAAATCAAGATTATTACACCGCATATCTCAAGGCATGGAATTTCGTAAAGAATACCAAGACAGTGGACGATAATTCGGTGATTATTGAGCGTTATCGGGAATTCATTCAGGATGTCAATCTGGAATACACCACTTTGGAGGAGCAAAAGTTCCTTTCCAAGTTGGATTTCAACGATCCCCTCGACCTTGACATCGCAATTCCGTTTTATTCCAGAAAATTGATTGAAATTTCGGAATATTACAATAAAAAACGGGATGAGTCCAAATTCCAAATCACCAAAAAGAGAATTTCGGGAACAAATTTTGGCTTGACCAAGGATATCAAAGATATTACCATCAATTATCTAGAAAATCTTGATAATAGTAAGATTAATTATGACTTTTCCAATCTGAAAAACAATTTGGAAGTTGAAATTGAAGAATTGTATGAAACATATCCTGAATACTTCAATCAGACTCCCAATGATCAGATATATGACAACAAGGATTTGGATTATGGGTTGGATATTTTCCTCAAAACCAATGCGGAACTCATTCCTGAAATCTTCGCGGGTGTATCCGCTCCCCTGATAGAACTGAAAGAAGGGGATTCCTTATTGGATAATAAAAGAAAATTGACGGAAAAATATATTTCCTCCAATTATTATTATCTTTCCACGGGTTCCACTGTATATGATTTTATTTCTGGTAAGATGTTGGACGCTGATAATCCGGCAGCTTCTTTTTTCAATACCAAATACCCCACAACAGCCTCCACGCAGAGAAAAGAGTTCAAAACACCCATGGAAATGGGGTTCTTTCGCCCCCACAAGCTTTCCATCCTCTTGATTGATGGTGAAAGACCTTCATATTCTTTCAATTTTGACAATTTAGAACCCAATACCATCTACTATTTCCCTGATCCTGATATCAGAGGTAATAATGATGGTGTTCTTACGTTTGTGAACAACGATTTGTTCCTGAAACGCAACGATTCATCGGGAAAGGCCAAGAATCAACCGATCAGCGATAAAAGCGATTCCCAATATTATGGATATATCTCACAAACGGAGACTACACCATCAAAATATCTGGACAAGGTGTTTGAATCCGGTTATATTCAGGATGCCAAGGAGGACATATATAACAATCTCTATGGGCTGTTCAAGAATGATGGAAGTTTCAAACAAACAATCAAAGTTGTGTCGGAAACTGAAAAACAATATTACATTCTGGATGGACACACATTCTATGATTTCAAATATGGGGAGGGATATTCATTCGATTATTCAACGGTTGATGATTCGACCTTCCAATACACAACCAGATCGGGATTATCCTCATACACAGGAGGTTTCACCACTGATTTCTCCCGACATTACATCCTATTCGGAGGAAAATTCACGGACGAGTTCGTGTATCCTCCCGATTATTATCCAAATTGCCAAATTCTGGAGGGTTACAGCGTTTTCCGAAATGGTATTCCAACAACAGACACCATATCATCTGATTTGAGTGGATATCCTCTTAGTGGCACTTACTATTACTCCCGACTGATTGAAGGAGGTATTCATGATTCGTCACCCCTTCAAAGAGCCTTGGTCGATCCATCATATCCAACTCTGACTGCAAATGCAACTCAAGAAATCGTTCCGAATGAAACAACAACTTTCATGATTGATGGTGGCAAGGCAACCAATTCGTTGTGTGACACACCTTTCCAATTCCCATCCATCTATTACGATCCCACGGTATTGCAATCCAGTGTTTACAATCTCTCATCTTCCCCGACTGAGAATTACTTCACAAGGTTGTCGTCCCATGGCACACTTTACGTTAGAAACGCATACACCAAAGAGGTTAAACCACTTCAAACAACCTTCAGTTACCTCTCAACAACCCTGTTGAGTTCTGTTTATAACGAATTATCGGGTGTTTCCTCGTTCGAAGTGGTGGGAGACACCATGTTCATCCAAACCGATAACAATCTAATCGTTCAAAAAATCCTTTTTGATAATGGAGCTTTTGTAAATCCCAAGGAATCCACATATGTTACATCGTTCAACGATAATCCTTACCAAAAGGTGTCCAAACGATTCAAGAAAAAGGATAAGGTGTATTACGCAAGATTGGATGTTGAGACTTATCCAGTGGTGGGCAACAATTTCAAAATATATCCAACAATTTATGAGATTGATACCACCAAACATATTAGAAAAATCCATTCTGTTGGTAATTTAACTAATTTCTATACAATATCGGGAGGGTTGAACACATACATCAATGCTGAAGAACCCGTATTCGCATACGACAATCGTTCTGATCAATATAACATATCATTCCTGATGAAAACAGTTGATAATCAATTTATCATCCAAGAATTTGATTTCAAATTGAATCCGTTCTCCATGATTAACCATAAGCAAATCAAACAACGATGAACACCAAATTCCTATCATTGTCTTCAACAAACACCAATCAAACCATGACTTATTCGACAATCATGGTGGTTGATCATACCTTGTTGACATTATCGCTATCGGGAGCCACTGAACGGATTCTGCCAACACACCTAACCATTGATTGGGGAGATGATGTGGAGGATTTCTTCGAGAATGATATTTTACAAAACCAAAACATTGCATCGAACGTGTTTTCATCCCTTCTGATAAACACCTACACACACGAATACTTCCCATCTGCCATCTCCACAAGCCAAACACTGACAGCGACGGTTTCCCTTTATTATACCAATTCCGATATATCAACTTTTACCTTACCTTTATCAATAACCAATTATGATTATGCAACATCAGTTGGAGATGTTAGGCTTGTAAATACCGATTATTTGCAGAGTGGTTCCAAGATTCATCAGTTGGTGACGAATGAGGGTGGTTATCTATTGGAGCTTCGCTGTTAAATAATCTTGTGGCTATTTTGTTTGATAAATTATCCTCCTGCGAATCCGTTACACTTTCCTCAAATTTGGAGGATGTGAGGTTTCAGAATTTTTCAAGATATTACAACGGAGATTATACGTTGACGTTTTACAAAGCTCTTTCGGGTATCGTTGATGTCAAAAACAAAAATTATACCAATTTCTTACTGACTAGAAACACCAAAATATCAACTATTCTGGAAGAAGAAAATCAAATTTTAAAATCCGATTCGTTGTTAACCAATCTTAATTTTGGGGGAAATTTCTTAGCATTCCAAAGAGCGGATACCAGAAGATTGGGATTGTCGGGCATCTACAACGAAAGTGAATACTACGGGAATTATAATTTCTCGACAAACGGTGATACTTTGTCCACAAATTTTATCATTACACTAAAACCCAACAATGTTTGCAACATTTATCAATATTATGACTATAAGAAGTATTATTTGACTAGAGATGTTAATAATGAATTAAATTTCTATACCCAAAATTTGGGATTAACTGCATATGATTTCAAATACATCTATTCCCGCCCAAACAAAGCGATATTCCTATTCCAAACCTTATCGGGAGTCCCCCACTTTGTCAGAAAATCGGGTAATTTGCTGACATTATCACCATCCACATCGGCAAATAAAGCGAGTGTATATACAAACCCGATTTATCTAAGCAAAGATATCTATTCCAATTTTAATATCAATTCCAACACATCTTATGTAGAATATGGAGATGATAATATTATACCAGAAAATGGAATACTGAAAGATTTGGAAAATAATTATCTTTTACATAGGGAAAATGATTCAACTGATATAATCATTCTAAAGAACCAACTTACCCAAGATAACACATTCACATCGGGAAATACATTACTATCTTCTCAAGACCTGAAATTTTTCGTTGATGGTATGCGAAATTATACATCCATTTTCAATGATGTTGATACTGAAAAAGATGAGACTTTAGCTTTAAATTATGTCCTTTACAACAAATCATACAAAATCCTTCCCGGATTGAATCGTTTTACATCACCTGATGATATGTCCCCATTCAGCAGGATCAACATTCACGACACGAAATTCGTAGAATCGGGAGCGTTTGGATATCCCACTCCTGAATATGCTGATAAGGTGTATCGTTCTGATATTTCAGTGGATTATGATGATGGGCAAACCTATCTATGCACTTGGTTATCGGGTTCCCCTCTTGGTAGTGATAAAGTGTGGGTTGATCGTTACTATTATCCCGATTTGATTGAAAAATCCTTGGCACTGGTGGGAGATAATTCATTCAATCCCACATATGATGATGTTGTAGAGGAATTGGTAGCTGGAAATACATCAATACAGGACAGTATCTCATCTTTCACGGTGTTTGATAAAAAAAGTGATATGTTATTTGTCCCAAATGGAAAATATGCATATGAAAGGATTCAAGCAAAAGAGCCTGTAACCGATCCGGTAGTGATAACTCCATGTCAGTCTCTTCAAACAACAGGAAACAATATCAATTATTTCAAACAATTGAATGATGCTGGAAAATTCACAGTCAAATTCTATTTTGAAGGTGATAGTCAAAATTGGAAATTCAAAAGCAAGCGAAATAATACTGATGGGGGACTCACGATTGACAAGAAAGGAAGTAATCTAATTTTTACGATGAGCCTTTACAATCCCGGATACCTTGAAACCATCAATTTCACGGAAACCGTTAAATATAAACCATCCCAACGTAATTTTGTATGTGTTTCCATTGATGCTATTACAGGAAAATTATATTTCTTCCTAAACAACCAAATTGTGGGATATTACACTTTCGATATCTACCAATTTTATGGGAAAAGGTTGGTGTTTGGAGATTTTGTGTTAAATGATGTAGATATTTTCACCCAAAACACCTTATCCAAAATTGGTATAACACCGGAATATATTTCAGAAAACCTCGCGTTCATAACTCCAATGCTCGATGGGGAATCTAAAATAGACCCAATTACAATTACTTTACCTTGTGGTATGAGAAACAGCACTGACACGATAGAATATCTTCAGAGTGTATGTAGTGATCAAGCATATAAATCAAATTTCGTCAACATATTCGTCAAGAACGTTGAATTGGAAGATTCTGATATGGATGGACTTCGTAATCGTATATCTTCGGAGATTGTTGATCGTTCCCCGATTACAACAGAGATAAATAATCTAACTATACCATGACATCCTATTTTAAATTTACATCCGGTGAAGCATTTACCTTAAATGGTGTCGATTACTCTGGATTCTTTCACGTTGAAGATGGTGTTGCATATACGGAACGAAATAAAAGTGTAACTTCTGAACAGCTTACACCAAAGAACACTTTCATTTCAGATTTCTATCTCAATAAGATGGAATTTGATAATCAATTTGATTCTATCACAGAAGCATCTGATATAACAGCTAATGTTTTCGATGTTCTCAACAAGGTTGAGATGGAAAGATTATTATCCATCATCAACCAGAATAATCTAATTGTTTTCAAATCTCTTGTAGTTAATAATCCACAAATCATCGATTTTACGGAAAATGATTCCCATTATTACGGATTGTCGTCAACGCCAATTGACATGAGAGCAGACGATCTCATGCTTGGGAAGAAAAACATTTCCCATATTGACCCATTTAGGTATTCCCCTGAATGGTCTTTTTTAGAAAAAATCAAATATGGCGCATTGTTTGTAAAATCCGATCAAACCTTCAAATATTTATGTTCGACGGGGTTTGAACTCTACACGCTCAAAGGATCATTCACCGATGAAGGTTATATTGAGTATTCCGTGCAGGAATTGGAAATGCCCCAAGAAATTTATGGGATTGATTACGACGAATTTGAAAACAAAATAACAATCATTACTCTCGGAGAATTAATGATATATGATTCCATCAATTTCATCGAATGTGATACTTTAGTATTGGTGGATTCCATCAAATTGGGGGATGTTGATTCTGAGGTATTTAAATGGAACACCGAGAAAAAATTCAAGGACTTGATTGGGAAATGGGGTCGTAAATTTTATAATATACCTAAATTTTCAACAAAATTCATCCGATTTGGTAATAATTACAGAACATCTATTGAAAATGATGTTCTGATTCTTACAAATAAATATTCAACGGAAAAAGTTATTGAATGTAATTTACCATCAATTGGTATAGACACATTATTGGATGTAAATATCAGAGTCATTGATGATTATGTTATAATTTTACATCAAAAATCCAACAATTTTCACATCACATTTTTTGATCCCTTGGATATTGCGGGGAGCTTAAAAGATTTTCAAATATTTGAATTCAAACCCAGCGATAATTACCGAGTATTGTTCTCCAACCACGATTCCAATTTATTTTATTTGAATAGTGTAGCGCAATGTCAGACGCGCACAATCTCAAATCCCACTTATCCAACGGGACAAATGCGAGAAAGTAATCTGAAATATGTGAAAAAGGAAACATTCAGAAATTATATACAAAAATTTGGAAATGGTAATTTGAAATGGAATACATTATCTCTGGATTCAAATTATTTCACAAATTATATGTTTGATAGTATCACCAAAGCCGATAAAAATTATATATTTTTGCTAAATTCCGGTAGAATATATCCACTTCATCAAAAAATTCAAAATGCTTATTCACCAGCAATATCCTTAGATTTGATAAAAAATTATAATGGTATTCGTTGTTCTGATACTTCCTTTGGGTTATTTTTCAATAAAACCATATCATATATATTAAAAGACATATTAACTCTTTATACAAACGCTACCAACTCCTATTCAATCGGGAAAAATGACATATTTCTCACAAAAATTCAAGAAATCACCTACGACACCAATAATCTATACATGAATGGCAATGAAAGCGTCAACGTGTTGGCAATACAGCGGATTCTAACATTATTGACAGACCTTCAGAAACAATTGGTAGTTAATTTAACATCCACTGAATAAATAACATTATGGCATTACCAAATTTAACCGACGAATTTGTAGCAGACAGCTTTTTTGGGGTATTACACACTTCAAATGTGCCTGTTTCTGGAGCAAACTTACCCCCTGTATATGATGGGTTGGGTAATAAGACATCCCTTATTTTGGGATCAAATGGTAATGGTGCTTCAATTACAGGAACTCTCTCTGCTGATGGGTTGACATTGAAAGGTTTCACATCAATTATTGATTATATATATCCCATTGGATCGGTTCTATTTACCAACACCAGCACCAACCCGTCGGTAAGATTCACTGATACTACATGGGAGCAAACCGCAGAAGGTCGGTTTATAGTTGGAGTTGGTGTTGGAAATGATGGAATTGAATCTAAAATATTCGGGACTGGTAATACAGAAGGAACTTACAGCCATACTTTATCTGTCACTGAAATACCGCCCCACACTCATAGTATAACAGCGCGACCAGATCAATCATCCGTGGATTTTGATAATTCTGTTCAAGGGGGGTCTAATGGCGATTGGACAGCAACCACAACCTCGACTGGTGGTGGTCAACCACACCAGAATACACCACCCGGTTTCGGTATGTATATTTGGCAAAGAACATCTTAATATAATATGCCTGACATCTATATATCGAAAATTAAAGTTCGTAGAGGAACAAATGCAGAGATCAATTCAACACGTTTTGATCAGGGAGAACTTGTCCATGCAACGGATTCCAAACGCCTGTTTATTGGTAACGGTGTATTGAGTGGAGGTAATCCGGTTTCCAGTAAAATTCATCCCCCTCTCAATAATTATTATAGTCTTAGCACCACGTTGGCGGAAGTTGGTGATCTAGTGTCCGTCAATTCCATATGGTATCAACTCACAGCAGCCCCTCATAGCAATGCTTCCAATTGGGGCAATATGCGGACAAAATTCTCTTCCGAATTTGTATATGACACCACATCAACCGTCAATATGGCAGTTAGTGGGTTATCGGCATCCAAACTCAATGCCAACACCATCACCAACGGTATTAAAATAGCGGGAGATAAACTTCAACTGGATTATAAAACCAATTTCTTCGAAATATCTTCAAATCAGCTTTCCATTAAAACCGGAGGTATTACAACGCGGGAAATTCTTTCGTCATCTTTTGCAAATGGATTGAGTGGTGGTAATGGAAGACCAATATCACTAACGGTGTCCCCGACAGATTTCAGTTTTAGTTCGGGTATTCTTTCCGCAAATTATAGTCGCATTTCAGCTTACGGTTTGAACACACAATCACATCTTCCGGTATCCGCCTATAATGCCCTCAGTGGACTTCCGGCTAAAGTTGGAAACATATCATCGGTTGACAGGGTGATCTATCAATTACAATCACTACCATCCACATCGTTATCCAACTGGGAAGCCATTTCCAAAGACGGATTGACCATTTATGATACCTTAACAGGTAATTCCACAAATAATTCCTTATCAGCACTCTTCAATGGTAGTCCATCCCAACTCACGGATGGTGTGGTTCCCGGCATACGACTAACAAGTTTCACAGCGTTGTCTTCCAACGGACTTTCCTCAGTATCTATCACATTATCTTCTGCTGGTTTTATCACATTTGCAAATGATATAACCGAAACCGGAAAAACCGTAAACAGATTCGCAATCCCAATCTTCACTTACTAATATGCACATTTCAATTACAAATGACACTCTTCTAAAGTTGCTTGCTCGACAAGGAACTGATGCAGAACGTTTAAATGTCCTTTTAAACTCTGGAGAATTCGCATTCACCACCGATACCGAACGTCTTTTTATAGGTAATGGTGCTGATAATGGTGGCGTTCTAGTTGGTAATAAATTCAAGGGATCAAATCCTGATATAACAATATTCTCTCCTTCTGAAATTGGAGATTTGGCATATAATAGTGATTCAAATGTGCTGTATCGTTTAAAAGAGAATGAAGGTTCGTTGTTATCCGATTGGGAGAAAATCGGGGGTTCTGGTGTGACTAGCGATACCAATCAGGCTCTTGGGGGTGTTAAAATTGATAATTTAGTTCGTGTGACTTCTGCCGCATGGTCAACTTTGTCAGCTTCCAATGATCCAAATACTTTTTACATTGTTTCCAATGTGAATTATATAATCACCTAATCCATAACAAATGATAACGTGGAGCCAAACTAATTCTGGGGGGGCGTGGCAAACCCTAAACAGCGGATACACCGTTGATTATAGGGTGGATGCTTCCGTGGAATGTGGAGGTGTTGCAGATACATACCAATGGGGTAGCTCCAATGGATATGTCACACTCGCCCCCGGAGACACCCTAACATTTGATTATTCAGTATCGGCTACTTTTGAAACCGCAAGAATCGGGATGGAGATTGCTGAAGTATATTTAGATGGTATTCCCGCTGATTATTTGTATAATAATGAAACTCTTCCTGAAACTTGCACAACTGAATTACAAACATCTTCCAACACCGTTTCATTCTATAATTCTTACGGTGTTGATTACGATTATTATATAGATTTATCTTTCACCACTAGCGACGGTTTGTGGCACTCTTCTGATGTTGGGGTGATATTGGAAATAACAAATTTCACGATCACTCCAGAATCGACCACCTCTACCACACCATTCCCAACTACCACCTCTACCACACCATTCCCAACTACCACCTCTACCACACCATTCCCAACTACCACCTCTACCACACCATTCCCAACTACCACCTCTACCACGACTACATTATCTGGGACTACAAGCACTACTACAACGTTGTCTGGGACTACAAGCACTACTACAACGTTGTCTGGGACTACAAGCACTACTCCCGATCCAAATACAAGCACTACTCCATCTGGATCGACTACCACAGAATCTCCAAGTGGATGTTGTGCGCCACCCCCAAATGATCCGATCATCAATCCTCCGATCATCCCAAATTTCACAACCCTCACAATACCACCATTAGTGATTGGATTGATACCGCCAACATCATTGAATCCATTCACACTTCAAATCACGACAACCACCACTACAATACCAAATACCACAACCACGACGACGATTGTTCCAAATACTGGAACAATCGCGCCTATTGAATGTGTGGGCTATTGTAAAAAGCTGGGATTCTGATAATTATTGACATGCGAAAACTTACGATTGGTATTCCCACCTACAATGATTACGATGGTTTATATTTCAGCATTCAAGCCATCCGCACATATCATCGGGAAGTCCTAAATGATATTGAATTTGTTATTATTGATAATAATCCTGATTCAGCACACGGACAATCCAATAGAAATCTCACGAATTGGATCAAGGAACCGTTTCAATACCTCCCATTCACCAAATACAACGCATCCACCGTTAAAAACAAGGTGTTTTCGTTGTCTGACTGTCCATACACCCTCTGCATGGACAGTCATGTGATGATCGTCCCCGGTGCCTTGAAAAAATTGATCCATTTATATGATTGTGGGGGGGATGCTGGTAATCTTTTACAAGGTCCATTGCTTTATGATGATTTTCATCATTATTCCACCCATTTCGATGACACTTGGAGTTCCCATATGTGGGGAACTTGGCAAACGGATGAAAGAGCCAAAGAAACGGATGCGCCCCCCTTTGAAATACCAGCCCAAGGCATGGGATTGTTCTCCTGTAGAACAGATTCGTGGTTGGGCTTCAATAAGGCGTTTCGGGGCTTTGGAGGCGAGGAGAAGTATATCCATGAGAAGTATCGCCAACACGGTAAGAAGACGCTCTGCTTGCCCTTCCTGCGCTGGCTACACCGCTTTGAACGTCCCGCTGGCATTCCATACAAGAACGACCTAAAGGATCGCTTCCGTAATTACATGATTGGACACCACGAATTGGGACAGGATACCAAAGTTCTTCGGGAACAGTTCAAGGGTGTGGTATCCTTGGAGGATATGGATAAGATTGAGAAGGAAGCTGTGATATTAGCCAGCATTAAATGACGAACAAATCACACCCATTTCCATATCTTCTTTGGCTTCTCCAAGATATTCAACTTCAACATACTCGGGATAACACCACGACGAATACGAATTACCATTGGGGTTAATATTTCGAGCAGTAGTCTCATCGGGAGCGCATACTACAGCAGAGTCGAAGGTACCATATCCACGATTTTTTGTTTGTGATATATAGTATAATTTCATTTCAAATATTTCCTAATTGATGTTCAATCCGAGTGTCCCAAAGCATTGCCTCAAATCTTTCCTCAATATACTTTTCGATTGCTGCTGGTTTGATCATGTTGATTGGATTCACTTCAAGCTCTTCCGCCCTCTGTTGAATGAAATGGAATGCTTCCACCAAGCAAGCCCATTTTGCGAATTCCTCCATGGTCATTTTGACCAACCCCTTTTTATTTGTTTTTATTGTTATCATTCAGTTTTGTTTTAATTAGATTATCTATGTTCAAGTCTTCGATTGGTTCGGTAATTAGTATGCTATCAATCTTTAGAGTGACGGAATACGTATTATTACAGGCATCACATTTCACTTCATATTCCTCCTCCGGTTTGAATATCCCCTCAAACATGTTCTGTCCACAATTGCAGGGAAATCTAACAGTCGCTTCGTCCAACATACTCTCGTAGTTTTTAATCACATCCTCCTGTTCAACCATCACGCCATCCGCTTCCTGAAGCATCTTTTCCAGAACAATCACACGCTCATCAGTCTGCTTTTTCTCAAGCTGGTTCTCTAAATCGGCAACCCTGTCATCCTTTTGCTTGCGGTTGTCCCACCAGAACATTCCCATTGCACATCCAATCATGGACAATACAAAATACCGTAGGAAATCCATCTCATTTGTAGTCAACCCGAAAGCCAGTCCAAGGGAAATGCCAATTCCTCCCAATATTTGCAATCCTATTCTTTTTGTTTTTTCGTTCATAATTTTCATGTCCACATGTAACCGCGCTGTTCGATGATGATTCGCATCACTTCTGAATCCTCGCCATAAAGTTCATTCTCAATCCGCGTATATTCTTTCCAATCCTCAATGGAGTCAAGCAATTTTTGGATTTCAACCCTTCCCACTTTGATCCAGTCATAACAATGTTTGATCAAAGCGTCCCTAGCTTTGATTTCATCCACGTATATCTGATCAACATGACCATCCGCGATTTCTTTATCCCAATTCGCACCCCAATGGTCCAACCCTTTCTCTTTCTCCACATAATGAACCAGAGATTCAAATAAACAGATTTCCAGCAGTGCGTCTTTGTCCATCCAAGTTCCTTTGAGCTTGTCTGTAAGCCATTTTTGTTGATTTTTCATTACTTCACCTTTACTACGTGCCACTTATCACCATCAATACCACAAATTTTTGCAAATTCAAGAACCAATTTAGCAATAAACCGAAATGGGTAAGATTTTGTGGATTGAAGGCGTTGCTTTGTCTTTTTATGCTGGATTTCGTATTTCACATCGCTCACTATTGTATTCTAGTTTTTAACCGATTACTCACTACATTCTACTTATCCAATACCACAGAGTATTATTCAACTTAACAAATTCTTGTGAAAAGTCTATAAAAATTGTGAATTGATTGCCTGATATAAACATCTTTAAAAAAAGTTTCACCGAAAGACTAAATAAGTATATACACACTATACTAAATGTTGAAGGCAATTAAAATCAGACTCTATCCAACTCAAGAACAGGAGAATTACATCTCCCAATTATTGGGTTCCTGTAGGTTTGTCTATAATAATTGTTTGGCATTGAAAATTAAAAATTATAACGACGATAAGAAATCAACATCTTTTAAAGAGCTTGGTAAGCATCTTACGGGCTTGAAAAGCCAAGAGGAAACAATATGGTTAAAGGATGTTCATTCCAAAGTTCTACAACAGTCTCTTATCAATCTGGAAGCTGCATATAAATCATTTTTCAAAAATGGCGCAGGATTTCCAAAATTTAAATCCAAGAGAAATAAACAATCTTGTAGGTTTCCAGTGGACGCAATTGGAAAAATAAATGGTAATAGAATCAACATTATAAAACCTCTAAGAAATATTCATTTCAAATGCTCCAAACGAGACGAAACACATCTTAATAATTTTCAAGATGATATAAAATCAGCAACATTATCCAAAAATGGGTATGGTCAATATTATTTCAGTGTTCTGGTTGAGATACCAATTCAAAAGGAATTACCATTGTCTAATAAATCGATTGGCTTGGATGTTGGTATCAAGACTTTTATCGTTGATTCCAATGGACATGAGTGGGAAAAT